TCCACTACTTGCATTTTGTGCATTGTCTCCACTACTTGCATTTTTTGCGTTGTATTCACTATCTACTTCTTTGCACTCCGTGAAGATTCTTTTTATCCATTCTTCAACTTTATTGCTAAAATTATTTATTAATTTAAATCCTATCTCTCCTGCTACTTTTTCAAAAAATTCAAACATTTTATTATCCTCCTAATCTATTTGTGTTATGTGATTCATGTTGTCTGCTGTTATATCTGCTAAATAATATTTTTTATAACTTATCGGTTCTCCATATCTATTCTTGTCTGTTTTCCATTCTGTTTTAAATTCATATCCTTCTTCCTTAAGTTCTTTTATCCTTGTAGCTAATTGTGTAATTCCTAAATCTTTATAAGCTTCAAAACTTGTTATACTTCCATAATCTCGTATGTATTTAATTATTCTTTCTCTTTGCGTTATTTTCATTTGTTATCACTCCTTATTTGCATATAAATTCTCAAACTCACTTTTTGTATATGTTCTATCTGTTGCTTTGTTTGTAAAATTATTCTTTACAATTTTGTCATTATTATATTTACCTTCTAGCACACTTGTTGCTTTATCTGTTCTCATAAGAAAATCAAAATCAGCTTTCCAGCCATTATCGTTTTTACCTATAAGGAAATTCGTAGAATTAGCTATTTTACATATTTCTATAAACTGTTCTTCTGTAAATTCTTCTACAAATTTATCAATAGCTTTTTTTCTTTTATCTGTAATTTTTTGAACTTGAGGTAAATTAGGACAATGTTTGTTGTATATATCTTTTATTCTTATTCTTTTATTTTCTTTTTCTATTCTATTATCTTCTTTTCTTTTAGGAACGAATGCTCGTCGAGGGCTCGTCGAATTGTCGTCGAACAATCGTTGCATTGTTTTTTCGTCATATTCTGGTATCTTACTATCTGTTGGTCTATCTATTTTTTGAAATGTATTCCAACTTAAAAGGCTATAATAATTACTTCCGTCACAAGAGTAAAAAACTACGGACATATTAGAACTTATCTCTGATAAGGTTTTATCTATGTCGGCACTTCTTATACCTTCCTCGTAAGGGAATAATGTAGACTTTAAAAATACTGGATTACATCTTCCTCTTCCTTCATCATCTGCAAGCGAGAATAGGCCAATAAAGACTAACTTTCCTAAAGTAGATAATTTGCTGAAATCTTCACTCTGCCAAATGTTAGGATCTATCATTCTTTTCCTCGCCACATTCTATTACCTCCTGTTTTATTTTCTTTAGCCTGCTATCTACAGTCATATTTTTTAAAAATTCATTTTTATAATAATAGCCATCTTGTTCAAAATTAATTTTTGTATCTATATGTACAAACTTTATATCAGCATTTGTATAATCATTAAGATACATTTGTATATCTTGCATTTCACTATTTAGTCCAGTTGTCAATAATATCCCTCTTGCGTTTATTAGAGTTGTTCCCACTCTTTCGTCACATTCAAGAGAATTTAGTAAATTTAAATATCTGCTTAATTGAGCTATGTCTTTAGGCTCTGCTTTTCTAAATTTTAGTTCAACTACAATATATGTTTTTGATACTTTGACAAATTGATCATCTGTTTTTTCTTGTATTTCAAATAACAAATCGAATCTTGAATCACCTACTACTATTTGTCTTCCAACAAATTCTATTTTCTCTACATTTATGTCGTCATATTTATACAAATCTTTTAAAAAGTTAATAAATTCTTTAATGTTTTCACAAATATAATCTTCTAAATCTTTTTCACTATTTATGTACATTTCTTTCTCCTCTCTTTAGTATTAATGGGATAAAACTATGTTGTCTTATCCCTTGTTGTCTATCCAAATAAAAATATGTAATTTAAAAATAGGATTACATATACCAAAATTCCTCCTATATAACCAATATAAAAAGAATATTTTTTCTTTCTATTTGAAATACATATAAGTAATCCATCTAACACTAAACATAAAATAATAACTATTACGTAGATTAATACTTTCATATTTTTCCTTTCTATATGTAACTTTTTCCATATTCTTTTATAAAATCTTCTTTAGTCTTGTTGTAATATTCCATCCAAGCAAGTTGTCCAACTCTATGAGCATAATCCATAAATTGTTTATTAAAATGAATACCTGCATTACTCATATTGTGCATTTCTGGTATTAAGAATATTACCAATCCATCTTTTATACTTCTTTGCCTATTTGGTCCTCCAAAGATTTCGTGTCGATGGCTACCAGGAAATCTTTTTGTTTTCCACAATTGGTCCTCAGGCATAATACTGTATTCTTTCATTTATTTCTCCTTTATGGGGGAGCCTTAGTGGCACTAACTAAAAAGAGTGCTTTTCTCCTTTATTTTCGTCACTAATTAGTGCCACGTGCTTGTCCCCATTCTCTTTGATATTGATTTTCTAGTATTCTTAATTTCAATTTTGTACTGTTTATACTTTCTTGATTTGCTTGATATACTGCTTCTTTTACATCTCTATCAAATCTTAAGTTTGCTACTTCTGGTACGCCATATATAATTTGATTAATAAGTGTTACTGGCATATTCTTTTCTGCTCTTAACTTAAGTGCTTCTTGTCTTAAACAAACTTTATATTTTCTTTCTGCTTCTGCTAAATCACTTCCACTTTTTCCTAATTGTCTTACTGATACATCTAATTGATTTATTAATCTTGTTATTTCTTCAAATAAATCCATTTAAACACCTACTTTGTTTCACTATTATTTTTGGTATATACAAAAGCTCTCTGTTTTAATGTTTCATTATATATTGCTAATCCAGTTATTTCTTTATTTGTAATTTGTATTTTTTCTACTATAAACTTATCGTTACATGTGTATATAATATTTCCATTTTTATCTTTTCTTTTACTATCTTGTATTTGTGCATTCTTATTAGTTACCCAGATAAATGGTGCTGTATATAATTCTCTACCTATTCCCCAATTAAATCCTGCTCTTTTAAAACTGTCACTTGCTAATCCTTTTTCTTTTTGTGTAAAGCTTTCTACTCCAGTATCTTCTTTCGAAATCCATTGTTGTTTTTCATTATCCCAAATTTCTATAATACAATTTGCATTATCTCTACTATGTTTTCTTTGCCAATTCTTAGGTCCAATCGTTTCATCTAATATATCCATATCTACTCTTGCATCTTTATACAATAAAAGACTAAGACCATTTATCTTTACGCTAGCAATTCTTACATCTATTTCATCTGCTTTTAAGTCTCTAAACATTGCTTCCATTTGTTATCCTCCTTTTAAACTCTTCTTTTAGCTCTTTATCCATTATGTATAAATTATCTTTCTTCCTATCTAATATTGCCCTTTCATATACAAGATGTTCAAAATCTAATCCTTTTAATATTTCAGAGTACTTGTTTTTATTAACTTCGTCTTCCATTAAATTACACTCCTCCAATATTCATTTTCTAAGTCTTTCTTTTCTCTCTCCCAGATACTTTCTGTATCATCTTTTATTTCGTCAAATTCTTCTTGTAATCTATCTCTACAATCTTCTAATATTTCTTTAACATATTTATCTGTAGTTTCATTTATTTGCATATTTAAAGTTAATATTGCTTCTTCTAATTCATCATATCTTTTCTCTATATCACTCATCTTTTGTTTGCTCCTCCTTTAATACATTTAACTTTCTTTCTATATATTGGTTGTTATGTGTTATAATTTCTATTAATTTCTCTATCCCCTCTATACTTAATGTAGGTTCTTTAATACAGTTTATATATAAATTATCTAAAACCACATCATATATATCATTTAAAATTTGATTGTTTTTATATAATTCGTTATATTTTTCTAAGTTAATTACTGCAAATTCGCTTTCCATAATATCCTCCCTTGATTTTTCTCTTAAATCGTGCTATTATAATTTAAGAGAATGTTTATTTATTTTCATTTTGAAGTAATTGTCTAATTGGCGTTGGAAATTACTTCTTTTATTTTGCTTACTAACTTAAAGTTGTTTCTTTCATATAATGGTTTTCTTTGTTCTTCTTTTATTAAATTCTCAACTTCATTTATTTTTCTAAAATGTATTACTGCTCTTAATTCTGAATTATTACGATCTTCTTCTAATTCTTTTATTTGTGCTTGTATTAATGTTTCTCTTATAACTATGTAAGCTATTAAGATACCTATTACAGCAAGTAATATAAAATATTCCATATCTTTTTCACCTCCTTTCTATCTTAAAAATATATGTGCTAGACATACTAATTCGATTGTTCCAAAAAATAATACTGTTCCTATGAATGTTGTTGCTTTTCTAGTAAATTTTCCTAGTAAATAATCAAATTTTTGTTGATCACTCATAGTTTTCACTTCCTTTCAACTTTGCTTTCTATTTTTACTCCATATTTTTCTTCTAGTATTTCTATAATTGCTTTATTTACTTTTTCATAATCCATGCCTCCTCCTTCCTTTCTATCAAAATTTGTATTATAATTACCTCACACATAAGAGAAAAATATTTTAATTTGTAGAAAGTGAGGTGTTATATATGAATCGACAATTTGTCAGCTCTTCCGATATTCGTTCGGTTGGTTATGAAAATAATACTCTTGAAATTGAATTTAATCGTGGTGGGATTTATCAATATCATGGAGTTCCTCAAGAAAGATATTACAATTTAGTCTCTGCTGATTCTTGTGGTAGTTATTTTCATCACTTTATTAAACCATTCTACCCTGCAATTAAAATTAGTTAATTAAAGGAATATTTATTTCATCCGTTACAACCTTTATACTATCTTCATTTATCACAATGCTTGTATGAGGGTTGTAATTTTGTTTTATAAAATCAATTAACGGTTTTGCTATTTGTTCTATTTTTTTTAATTCTTCAAATTCGTCTTCCATTCTCTAACTCCTCTCTTTTTTATTTTTGTATTGTAATTGCATTTATATTTCTTAAAATAATAAAGATATAAGTGCATTAATTATTCCTCCCAAAGTTCCAATAGTCATTGCAACTAAAATACTAATTAAAGTCTCATTATTATCTATAGCCATCTTTTCCTCAGCTTTTCTTTCTTCCATCTTCTCACCTCTTTCGTTCTTACTCCACCTATGCTATAATTCTGTTGAAAGGTGGTGAATTTTATGTCTAATGAACAACGTGCTCACGATTTAGCTATCGCTATTATCTTAAATCGTAAAATTGATACTCCTGTTCAAGCTTACGATGAATACTTAAGTATGTATAAAACTATTCTTAATGAAATGGAAAAAAATGATTTTAAAGAATAGTTTTTAATTGTTTTAAGGTATCTTCATTTATATTGAAGGTACTTTTTAGTTTTATTTCAGCAAATCGATTATCTATTACTAATTTTATTTTTTGCCATTCACTATATGTAATTCCTTCTAAGATATTTAGTCGTTCTTCTATTTTCATCTTCTCACCTCTTCTCTATTTATTAATGTTTTGTTATAATTACCTCGAAAGTGAGGTGATTATATTGAATAATCCTTTATATAAGTGGCGAAAACAAATGATTGATTTTGAACATTATCGTAATAATAATCTTTTATCTACTGTAAAAGGTTTAAAAAGTTCAAATACTTCTAGAAAAGTTATTGACTTTTTTCCTGAAGTAGATATTCAAATCGGAGATATCTTTATAAATTCTGGAATTAAATATTATGTAACCGAAGTTGATACTCAAACATTTAAAGGAGAAACTTTTGCTAAAAAAGCTTACTATACAACTTCAATTTCTAAGTCTCAACCAAATTCTACAGTTTTTAATATTAATAATGCTTCAAATTCAATTATTGGAAATCAACAATCTGCCATATTAAATAATTCACATTTCAATATAGATGATTTGAAACAACTTATTGAAATATATGGTGAAAATGATAAGCAACAACTTTATGAATTAACTTCTTTACTAAAAGACTCCTTAGATAAAAATGATTTTCATAAAGGTAAACTTTCTAAATTTGGGGATTTAATAGCTAAACATTCTTGGTTACCTACAGCTATTGCACAAATCATTTCTGCTTATCTGCAATCACACTAATCGTTGGTACTTCGGTACCTTCTTTTTTTAATTCAAAATCTCCTTCAATATAAATATTTAAATCGTTTGTTTCTATCTTTGTTTGATTATCCAAAATTGTTATTTCTATCATCTTCTCACCTCTCTTCTGTCTATTCTTTTATTTCTTCTTTATTTCACCTTTTTAGTTCTTTTTTGTGAACACTTTCTATAAAAAAATAATCATCAAATTTTCCTTTTATTTGTTCACAAATCTTAACAGCTATTGTTCCACTTGGATTTCTTTCATGATTTACTATAGAACTTATATGAGCTTTAGAACATCCTACTTCTTTTGCTAAACTCGTTATACTAAATCCCGCTAAGATTATATCTCTTTTTAGTTTTTCTTTGTCTTTTACAATAACCATTTTTTCACCTCCGTTTCGTTCTGTGAACATTTTATATTTTAAGTTCCTTTTTGTCAACACTTTTTTATGATTTTTTTGAAAAAATTTTACTTTTGTGAACATCTGTGCTATAATGTGAACAAAGTGAGGTGTTAAAATGCTTTCAAATAAAGAACTTGGAGCTTATTTAAAAAAATTAAGAGAAAATAGAAATTTAAGTTTAAGGCAAGTAGATTACAGAAGTTCTGTTTCTTTTAGCCATCTATCAATGATAGAAAATGGTACAAGAAAACCTACTGCCCTAACTTTAAAGGAATTAGCTAATGTTTACAATGTAGATTATATAGATCTATATGAAAAGGCTGGATATCTGGATTTCGCTGAAAGTGAAACATTAAAAAATAATGAAAAAAATAGTTCAGCAATTGTATTCGTATATGGCACTATACCTGCAGGAATACCTATGGAATGTATAGAAGATATTATGGATACAGAAGAAATATCTGCCGATATGTTACGAGGTGGTAAACAATACTTTGGATTACGTGTAAGAGGCAATTCTATGGAGCCGGAATATTTAGAAGGTGATACTCTTATCCTTGAAAAAGTAGATGATTGTGAATCTGGTGATGACTGTGTAGTAATGGTCAATGGTAATGATGGTACATTTAAAAGAGTATTTAAAAATGAAAATGGAATTATACTTCAACCATTAAATCCATCATACTCACCTATGGTCTATACAAACGAGCAAATTGAAACTTTACCTATTAAAATACTTGGTATTGTCGTAGAATTTAGAAGAAAAAAAAGAAAAAAATAAAAGGAGTATGGGTATGGGAGAAAAGAAATTTACAATTGTAGAAATAATAGTTGCTATAGTTATTACTATAATTATTATGCTTTTATTTTGGGAAAGTGATGCTTCAAATTTAAGAGATGATATATATATAAGAGATGAAAAAATTCAAGAATTAGAAAATGAAGTTGGAACAGAAAATCCAGATGTATCTGCATTTCAAGAACAACTAGATGAAATTCAATCAACTATAGATAATATATATGACGGACTTACTATTGAAGAACCTGTTTTAGATGAAAATGGAAATCCCTACAAGGTCAATCAATAATTATAAATAAATGTACCTAGAAAAATTATATCTTATAAATATATAGTTTAATAAAAGGAGTAATTAATATGAAAAAATATACTATTGCATTTCTAATAATAATTATTACAATATTTTCTTGTAATTTCTCATATGCAAAAATTATAAGAAAAGAAGATGTGAGCCCTGAAGCATGGAATCACTTAATGGATGACAATAATCGCATTCAAGCAGAACGAACTGAACGAGCAAAAGAGGAACAAAAGGAAGCAAATGAAAAATTTAATATGCTAGCTGAAAATAAGGAATTAGAAGAAAAAAATAATAATCAACAATCTATTATAATTACTTTATCTATTATAGTGGCAGTTATTATATTATGTTTAATAATAAATATTATTAGAAAAAACTTTAAAATTACTATCGAAAAGAAAAAATAACTAACTACTCCCCGATCAAAGTCTTGTCAATGAAAAATATAATTAGAAAGAAAAGGAAAAATAATGAGTGAAAATGAAATAAAAGAAAATAAAGAACTATATAGAGAAACAATACAAGCAGATGGTATAGAAATTGGAATTATTTCTAATGATAATGAAAATGATTATATTTCATTAACAGATATTGCTAAACACGAAAATCCAGATGATGCTTTCATTGTAATAAATAATTGGATGAGAACAAGAGCTACAATAGAATTTTTAGGTTTATGGGAAAGTTTACACAATCCTAATTTTAAACCTATCGAATTTGATAGGTTTAAAAATGAATCAGGAAGAAATGCTTTTACTTTATCTCCTCAAAAATGGATATCTTCCACTAATGCTATTGGAATAATATCAAAATCTGGTAGAGGTGGTGGCACTTTCGCTCATAAAGATATTGCTTTCGAATTTGCCAGTTGGATTAGCCCAGAATTTAAACTTTATGTAATTACTGATTATCAAAGATTAAAAAACGATGAAAGCAATAGACTTTCCTCTGATTGGAATATAAAAAGATTGATTGCTAAAACAAATTATAGAATACATACTGATGCAATAAAACAAAATCTTATTCCTGAAAATGTATCTATACAGCATCAATCTGTTACTTACGCTAACGAAGCTGATATACTGAATGTAGCATTATTTGGAATGACAGCTAAAGAATGGAAAAAAGCAAATCCTAATGCAAAAGGAAATATTAGAGATAATGCAACGATTTCTCAATTAATAGTATTAGCAAATATAGAAAATTTAAACGCAACTTTTATAAAAGAAGGACTTTCTCAACAAGAACGATTATTAAAACTAAATAAAGAAGCTATATATCAACTTACAACATTTAAAAATAATAAAAACATATCAAAAATTGAAAAATTTGACACTAAACTATTAAGTGAAGGAAATAAAAAGGAAAATAATAGAAAAAAATTAAAATAAAAAATAGATAATGTATCCCTCGCCAAAGTTTTACATTATCTATTCTCAAACACTACTTGTATAAGCAGTTTTTATTATTATATTACATAATACCTTCTTATACAAGTACCGAATATTTGTTTAAGGAGGTTTTTTATATGAAAACTGTTGCTTGTTATTGTAGAGTTAGTACAGAAGAACAAGTAAAATATGGCTTTTCTATACAAGCCCAGAAAGATGCATTATCTAAATATTGCCAAGAAAATGAATATAAATATGACTTTTATATAGATGAAGGAATTTCTGCTTCTTCTATGAAAAAAAGAAAAGCATTACAAAAAATGCTAGATAAGTCAGTTGCATATGATATGATACTATTTACAAAACTTGATCGATTAAGTAGGAATGTATTAGATGCTAATAATATAAATAAAATATTACAAGATAATAATTGCAATATGAAAGCAATAGACGAAGATGATGTTGATACTTCTACAGCCGATGGTATGTTTATGTTTAATCTAAAAGTATCTTTAGCACAAAGAGAAATTGGAAAAACTTCTGAAAGAATAAAGTTCGTATTCCAAAATAAACGTGAAAAAGGAGAAGTAACTTCTGGCACTACTAAATATGGATATAAAATAAAAGATAAAAAATTTGTAATTGATTCAGAAGAAGCAGAAAATATTAGAAATCTATATAAATATTTTATTTCTGTAAATGGTGACCATAAAAAAACTTATAGTTACTTTGTTAAACATTTTCCTGGGAAAGGTAAAGATGCTCTATTTAATTACCTACGCGAAACTGCTTATATTGGAAAATATAAGTTGTATAGAAAAAATGTATATTTAGATAACTACATTCCTCCTATTATGGATAAAGAACTTTTTAACGAAGTTCAAAACTTGTTGCCTAGAGTTGAAAAAGTATTAAAAAAAGAAAATATACCTTCTATTTTTGCAGGAATGTTATATTGTTATTATTGTAAATCTAGATTAGTTCGTAAAGTAGATTATAGAAGTAAAAACAAAATAATAAATTATTTTTGTGATAAGCAATACAAATACAAGGTCGGAATAAATGAGAAGCAATGTCAAAATTCTAAAGTTATATCAGATAAATCAGTAGAAGAATATCTAATAAATAATTTAAAATATTTGTGTAAACAATATATTTCGAAATCTATAATCAAAACAAAACCCAAACCACAAAAAAACAATATAAAAATAAATAGTTTAAAAAATAAACTCTCAAAATTAAAAGATTTATATTTAGATGATTTAATTTCTAAAGAAGATTACAAGCAAGATTATATCAAAATAAATAAAGAAATATTAAAATTAGAAGAAGAACAAAAAGAAAAACCTCAAAAAGATTTTACATATTTAAATGAGTTAATAAATAAAGACATTCCTGATATATATAATACTTTTAATATAGATGAAAAAAGAAAATTTTGGTTAAAAATAATTGATAAAATTTATATTAAAGAAGGCAAAATAAAAGAAGTTACTTTTTTGTAA